ATCTGTGGGGCCGCGTCATCCAGGTGCCGAACAACTACGATCCGCTGGCGCGCAGCTACAGCGGCGTGTGGGACGGCAGTTTCAAGCCGGCGTGGACCGACAACCCGGCGTGGATCTACTACGACCTCGCCACGCATCCGCGCTATGGCCTGGGTCACCTGGTCACCGCCGCACAGGTGAACAAGTGGGAGCTGTACCGCATCGCGCAGTATTGCGACCAGCCGGTGAGCGACGGCAAGGGCGGCGCCGAGCCGCGCTTCACCTGCAACGTGTTCCTGCAGAGCGCCAGCGACGCGTACAAGCTGCTGAGCGACCTGGCCAGCGTGTTCCGCGGCATCTCGTTCTGGACCGGCGGCGCCATCACCGCCTCGGCCGACATGCCGGCGGACCCGGTGTATGCCTACACCGCGGCCAACGTGATCGGCGGCCAGTTCACCTACGCGGCCAGCACGCGCAAGACGCGCTATACCACCGCGCTGGTGACCTGGAACGACCCGAGCGATTTCTATCGCGCCAAGGTCGAGTACGTGGAAGACCGTACGGGCCTGGCCCGCTATGGCATCCAACAGGCTACGCTTACGGCCTTTGGCTGCACTTCGCAGGCGCAGGCGCAGCGTGCCGGCCAATGGGTGCTGCTTACCTCGCGGCTGGAAACCGACACGGTGACCTTCAAGGTCGGCCTGGACGGTACCGTCGCCGCGCCGGGACAGATCATCCGCGTGACGGATCCCGCGCGTGCCGGCAAGCGACAGGGCGGGCGCATCCATGACGCCACGCGCACCGTGGTGACGGTGGACAAGGCGCCCGAGCAGGTGGCGGCGGGCGATCGCCTGACGGTCATGCTGGCTACCGGAGCATCGGAAACGCAGACCATCACCGCCATCGATGGCGTGCGCCTCTCGGTGGCCGCGCCGGGCTTCTCGGTGCAGCCGGAAGCGGAAGCCGTATGGGTGGTGGAGAGCGACACGCTCGCCGCGCAGACCTATCGCGTGCTGTCGGTGACCGAGGACAAGTCCTCCAGCGAGATCAGCTACACCATCACGGCGCTGCAGCACGTGGCGGACAAGTTCGCGGCGATCGACAACGGCGCGATCATCCAGATCCCGCCGATCAGCTCGCTGCCCGCCTCGACGCAGGCGCCGCCGGCGAATGTGCAGCTCAATGGGCATGTGGTGATCACGCAGGGCATCGCCACCAATGTGGTGACGATCTCCTGGGATGCGGCGTCCGGAGCTACCGGCTACCAGGTGGAGTGGCGGCGCAACGATGGCGAGTGGGTGAGCGCCGGGCGTACCCCGGGCTTGTCGCTCGACGTGGAAGGTATCTACACCGGCTCCTACGTTGCGCGGGTGCGTGCCGTCAGTCCTGGCGGCGTGGTGTCGATGCCGGCCTTGTCGGCGCCGACCGACATCCTCGGCAAGACGGGAGCGCCGCCGGTGGTGGCCACCTTCAAGGCGACGCCGAAGGTGTGGGGCATCCATCTGGAATGGAGCTTCCCCGCCGGCACCGACGATACGCAGCGCACGGAAGTATGGCGCTCGAACACCGCCAACCTGCAGGACGCCACCAAGATGGCGGACCTGGCCTATCCGCAGAATTCGCTGGAGATCGACGGGCTGGCCGCGGGGGCATCGTTCTATTTCTGGGTACGCCTGGTCGACAAGACCGGGAATGTCGGTACGTTCTATCCCGATGGAGCCGGCCTGCCCGGCCAGGCGAGCGCCAGTGCCGCCGACTATGAGCCGGTCATTACCGGGTTGATCGAGCAGACCCAGCTGGGCCAGGAGATCCTGGAGGGTGCAAAGCTCGCCACGCCGGATATGGCAGGTGACGCAAGTGAATGGGCTGGTGACGGTTCGCACTTCGCTGGTACATGGACGCTGCTTGATGCCGTGCAGGATGGTGATCGAGCTATGGCGTCGCGTGTAGATCTGGTACAGGCCACCGTGAGTGACACAAGCGCCACTGTGCAGCAGACATCACAGGCGGTTGTGGATCTTAACGGAAAGGTCAGCGCCACATGGACAGTTAAATGCCAGGTCACCGCTGACGGGCACATCTATGGCGCTGGTATGGGCCTCGGAGTGGAGCAGCAGCCCGATGGCTCCTATCAGTCTCAGGTCTTGTTCCAGGCCGATCGGTTTGCAGTCATCAATTCAACCAACGGCCAGATCACTACTCCATTCGTGATCCAGAACGGGCAGACCTACATCAAGCAAGCCCTGATCGGAGACGGCTGGATCGACAATGCAAAGATCGGCGACTTCATACAGTCGACTGATTATGTAGCTGGTGTACGCGGCTGGAAGATCAGCAAGAGTGGAAACAGCTTCGAGCTCAACGGTTCGGGTGGTGGGCGTTTGTCGATAACTAACCAGCTTATTCAAGTGTTCGATGGAAATGGAACCCTGCGCGTTCGTCTGGGGATGTGGTGATGGCTACTGGACTACAAGCGTTTGATGCCGCGGGCAACGTCCTTCTCGATCTCTCCTATGTGTCACCCCGTCTTATCGGCACGGTCACTCTCACAGGCTCCCCTGGCTCGCTGGATCTTCCCTTTCTCGACCAGGGCACGCCGTTCATCGTTGCACCAACGCTGCCCTCATTAGGCTCGACACCATATGGACCGTATGCGCTTGGCCTCTCCTGGAACATAAGCGGAAAAACGCTTCGATGGACCTTCTTCGGTCAGTTCACGCCGCAAACGCCGATTACCATCTGGTATGGGAGCTACTAAGAAATGGAAGCCAGATTTCAAGCGATTGCCGACAACGGGTCCATCATCATTGATTCTGATTGGCCCAATCTTGTTCTAGTAAAGAAGGGAACATTCATTGCGACATCAAATGCCGGCGCCGCGGGAAGCTATGGATTCGTCAACTGGGACAATCCGCGGGGAGGGCAATCCATCGTCTTCCTGAGAGGCGCGAGCTTCGCCACCATCACCAGCGCTGGCCCCAATGGCTTCAACTGGTTCATGCCAAACGGCTCAACGTCCTGCGATTACTACGCATTTGTGCCAGTAATCCAGTCATACGGCAATATTGGCCTGCAACTCTTCGATTCGAATGGACGCCTAACCTACGATGCCGCGCAACGCCCTCTACGTATCCGGCAAATGATTCGCGCTGGCGGAAGTATGTTCTGGCCGGATGCCGGAGGTACCGGATCAATTTATCCTTTCGCCCTTGCCAGCCCTTCCACAGCAGCCATCGCCTTCTCAGATCCAGGCATGTATGCCCAATACCTTACTGGCACTCCAGTGGGCTCGGCGCTCTGGCGTGAGCCGGCCAAAGTTTCCATGCGGCTCAATGGAAATAATGCCGAGATAGCTGTCTGCCAGAGCATCGCCAATGCCAATCCCGGATCGGGTGTAAACATCTCCTCACGTGCCGGTATGCAGCCTCAATGGCTACTCGAATGCGATGTTACCGGCCTTTGAACAAGGTCCGCTTGGATATCCGCGTTAAGCATAGTTCCGAACCCGGCGTGCAAACACCTACAACGCGAAACCTAACTGAGGCCGCCTAGAGCGGCTTCTTTACTTGGACTTCCAAATGGCACAGCAGCACATCAATCTTGGCACTCAATCCGACGGCAAGGATGGCGATACGAATCGCATCGCCTGGGGCAAGGCGGAATCGAACTTCAATGAGATCTATGGCAGCGCACTGAGCGCACCGTCGTTCAGAAATCTGCTCATCAACGGCAACTTCGACATCTGGCAGCGGGCCACCTCGTTGCCGTCGGCCGTCATCGGCCAGCGCTATTGCGCCGATCGCTGGCTGACGCAGTCTGGCGGCGGCTCGGCGAACAGCGTGGCTCAGCAGCTGGTGACTCTGGGCGACACCAGCTTCTCTTCCAATCCTCGTTATTACACGCGGGTTGGCGTGACGTCGGGTGGAACAACCGGCTCGTATGCAACCTTGTCGCAGAAGATCGAGGGCGCGCAGCGGCTTTCCGGCAGGCAGGCCATGCTGTCGTTCCTGTGTCGCACGGATGTACCCAAGAAACTGGGCATCGAAATCGAAGTCCAGTATGGCTCCAGCGGCTCGTCGCCCAACGACAGCTTTCCGCAGGGACCACTGCTGGATATCGGCACGGTGTTCCGCCGCTATGTCGTCCCCATCACTGTGCCCGCCCTGACCGGGAAGACGATTGGCAGCGGCAACGACTCGACAGCTCTGCATTTCTGGCTGGACTCTGGAGCCACTTACGCCGCGCGCAGCAGTGGCCTCCCCTACCAGAGCGGCTGGTTCGAGTTCGCCGAAGTGCAGTTCGAGCTGGGCGCCATCGCGACCGCGTTCGATCCGCGCCCAGCCGTCCAGGAGCTCGCGCTGTGCCAGCGCTACTTCGAGCGCAGCTATGACCTCGGCGTCGCCACCGGCACCAGGAATGCCAATGGCTCCGTCGTTGCCTATATGACCGGTGTCCCAGCCGCACAATACAAGGTGGGGAGCATGGCCTACTTCAAGACCACGAAACGGGCTACGCCCCTGGTGACGCCGTATGGGTACGCCACAGGGACTCCCGGCATGATGACCGACGGCAGCGGCATCGACACATCCGCCTCACTGAGCGTTGTCGGCACCGGATCGTTCTATATCTTTGCTTCGACCAGCGGCAGTACTACCACGCCGAACACCAGCGCGCACTGGACCGCTGACGCGGAACTTTGATTGCTGTCCGCCATCATTTTTTGGCTACATCTCCCAGATCGCTTATGACCATCCAGATCATCAATCTAGGCACTCCTCCCAAGGGAGCGGACGGCGACACCAATCGCACCGCTCTGGACAAGTGCAACTACAACTTCACCGATCTCGACGGCCGCGTCACTACCGCTCAAACCACGGCCAACAGCGCAGGCCAGGCCGCGAATATCGCCAAGACGGCCGCCGACACCGCCAAGGCAACGGCGGATACCGCCAAGGCCACCGCCGACCTTGCTCTGACCAGCTCCAACCCGGTCTTCCTCGGCAGCATCGGCAAGACCGGGGTTTACCAACAGTTCTCTTACCGCGTATCGAATACCGGAACCGATCGCGGCATCGGCGGCTCCTGGCCCGAGTGGACGCAGAACCGCACGCCAGCCCTGCAGCTCGACGCGATGAACAACGTCTGCGCCTACATGCTGGCCCGCGCAACTCATTGGGGTGTACGCCATCTGGCGGCCATCGATGTCTATGAAGGCGGATCCGGAACCTCGGCACCGCAGCTGCATATGCATGTGGGCAGCACGCAAAACGCCTTCCAGTTCCTCGAAGGCGGCAACGCCGTCTTTGCTGGCACCTTGACGCAGAATTCCGACTATCGGATCAAGCGCGATGTCGTCGGCATCGACCCTGCGATGGCCGCATCGAGCCTGCGCTCCGTGCGCCCTGTCGAATACAGGGACGACCGAGAACCGGAGGACGCTGCGCGTCGTGCGGGCGTGATCGCCCATGAACTGGCGGAGCCTTTTCCCCTGCTCGTCGAAGGCGTCAAAGACGCGGTGCGCCGGTCTGTGCGCCTCGAAGGCGATACGACTCCCTATGAGCCCGGCACGGAACCCGTCGGCTACAAGCCGCCAACGCAAGTCGCCTACGACGAACCGGTGCTGCAGAACGTCAACTATGTCGGCCTGCTTCCCTACGTCATTGCCGCGTGGAAGCACACCGACGATCTTCTGCAGCGGGCCATGGCACGTATCGCCGTGCTCGAACAACGGCCGTGACCCGGCCGGGGCCGAACGCACTGGCATTGCCGCCTCGCTCCCGCTAGGTTGTGCAACCTCTACTTGGCACCGGCTTCGTGCGGCGCCTATTGCACAAGGACGTCGCATGCTCCATCCCGCCCAGCGCTCCAATCTCCCCTGGCTCGCCGCCATCACCTCCATGCTGGTGGTGCTGGTCTGGCATTGCCTCACCTTCGGCATGATGGTGCTGCGCGCGCCGTCGGACAACGAGCAGATTCTCTCCTTCGTGGCGATGACGATCAGAACGGTCGGCGAAGGCGTGCTGGTGCATGGCGGGTTGGCATTCCTGGTCGCGCAGTGGCGCGGCGAGCGGAGTGAGGAATGGGCGTTCCGGCGGCCGCTGCTGCTGGCGGGGGTGTTCGCCGGCGGGCTGCTGGTGTGGAGCCTGTTGGCGATGTTCCTGTACCAGGGCCTGTTCCTGCTGATGGGGCCGGAGCAGATGGGCTCCTGGCTGCGGATCTGGATGTTCGTGCTGGGTCTGGTCATCGCCCCGCTGCAGGTGTGGTCGTCATGGCGCCTGGCCCTGCTGGTGTGCCGCGAGGATGCGATCGCGACGCCTCCGCAATCGGGCCTGCGCTTGCGGGCGGCGGGACTGGCGGCATGGATGCAGGCAGCGGGCACGGTGCTCGGCGTGTCGATGCTGTTGCCACTCGCCAATGCCTTCGACGCGTATTCGCCGGTGGTCTGGCTGAGCAGTTGGGCCGGGGCGTTGCTGGCCGGCGCGTTGGCTTTCGGCGGCGCGTGGCTGGCATTGCCGCGCCACCTGTCGCGCCTGCGCGCAGGCAGGCTGCTCGGCGCCGGCGTACTGACCTTCGTGTTCGCCTATGCGTTGGCAGTCGGTGTAGGCGTCGCGGCGCTGGTGTTGGCGCTGGGTGGCCAATCGATGGACCAGACTGCAGCCATCGTGCTGATGGTGATGCTGGGCGTGCTGCCGCTGCTGGGAATGTTCGGCTTCCAGTGGCTGTGGACGCGCGTGCTGTATTCGAAGATTCGGCGCGCACTGACTACCTGAGCGGCCTCGCCGACAGCATGGCCTGGTGGTTCCAGGCCAGCGTTACGTCCTTCCAAACCGCTTCACTATAAGCAAGTCCGGCGCGACGCAGCTTGCGTTAGCTACGGCTGCAGCCCAGACATTTGCTTTCTCGGCCTCCCGGCCTCTAGCCGGAACGCGGCCTCCTCGTCATGCCTCAAGCTCATGGCGATTCCACTGCACTCAACTCATTGGCTGCCTCATGAGCAGCATCACAGGAAGCGTTACCATGCCTCAGCAACACATCAACCTTGGCACCCAATCCGACGGCATAGACGGCGACACCAATCGCGTCGCCTGGCAGAAAGCCGAAGCCAACTTCAGCGAGCTGTATGCCTACACGCCCGATGTCAGCACCTTCAAGAACAGAATCATCAACGGCAGTTTCGATTATTGGCAGCGCGGCACCAGCTTCTCCTCCGGCGGATACAGCGCCGACCGTTTCCTGCTCCAGCAAACGGGAACCACGATCGGCGCCTCGAGGCAAACCTTTGCGACCGGCCAATCCGCGGTGCCGGACAATCCCTCCTGCTACATGCGCTGCGCCGTCACCTCCGTGGCAGGCGCAGGCAATTCTGGCTACTTGGCGCAGCGCATCGAAAGCGTGGCCGCGCTGGCCGGAAAGCGAGTCACCGTGTCGTTCTACGCCAAGGCGGATGCTGCAAGGAGGATCGCGCTCGAGGCCACGCAGATGTTCGGCAGTGGCGGCTCGGCTTCGGTCAATGGCATCGGCGTCACCAGTTTCAACCTGACCAGCGGCTGGCAGAAGTTCTATGCAACCTTTGACATACCTGCCCTGGGTAACAGCACGATCGGGCCAAACGGTGACGATTTTCTGCAGATTGCGCTGTGGATGGATGCCGGAAGCAACTTCAACGCGAGGACGAATTCGCTTGGCCAGCAATCCGGCACCTTCGACTTTGCTCAGATCCAGCTCGAGACCGGCGATGTAGCAACGTCCTTCGACGTGCGGCCACAGGCCATCGAACAGCAGCTATGCAACCGCTACTGCTATGCATTCAAGGCGGCCATTGGCACCGGCATTGGCGTGGGCACGCAGCACAGCTCCACCAATACATTCGTACCCCTGCCGCTCCCAACCGCCATGCGGACATCGCCCTCGATGAGGAGCCTGGGATCGCCCATCCGCTGGAGCGGTGCGGCATCCAGCACGAGCGACCCCTCGCTGGGTGTGATCAATCCGGGACTCGTATGCCTTATTTTTTCAGTGTCCGGAGGCACGCAATGGTCCAGCGGCTATGCGGCGTCGATTGGAGGCTCACTCAATCTGGTCATGGAAGCGGAGCTGTAAGGATCTTCGGCAGCTCAATCGGACGCATGCAGGCGCCGCTTCAGATCAACCTCTCCGCCTCCAACTCACTCTTCAAATAAGCATAGTAAATCGGCGCCGCCACCAGCCCTGGCAACCCAAACGCCGCCTCCACCACCAGCATCGCCACCAGCAGCTCCCAGGCACGCGAGCGGATCTGCGTCCCCACGATGCGCGCGTTGAGGAAGTACTCCAGCTTGTGGATCAAGATGAGAAAACCCAGCGCCGCCACGCCCACGCCCAGCGATACCGACAGGCCGGCGATGGTGATGGCGGTGTTGGAGATCAGGTTGCCGATCACCGGCAGCAGGCCGACGATGAAGGTGATCACCACCAGG